CGATTCTACTAACCTATGAAATAACGTTACAGAAGTCACTTAACAGAGAGAGGGTGACTCCGTAAAGTTCGATAGCTTGCGAAGCGGCTGCGTCATTTACACGCTCGACTACATGAAGTGTTCTGCTGAACAGATTGATAGGCATCGCCGCATTGATCTGCAACCTCTTTAAAACTACTGTATATAAAAACAGTATAAAGGAGTGCAGATCATGCCCCGCAAATCAGACATTCACAGCGCATCTGTCGCTGCAATACAGCTAAATCCTAAGGGTTACCAGTGTTTACGCACGGATGACTTCATCCGTGAGTTACGTGCGAGGAACTGGCATTTCACGCCGGACGACGCGAACGACTGGATAGAGCGTTATCAGGAGTTTTTCGTCGACAAGACGCCGGACGACAGGCCGAACAGGTTGTGGATGATGCGCAACATGGGGAGGGTCGTGTAATGGGGTTCCCTTCACCGGCGACGGATTATGTAGAGCGCAGGCTTTGTCCTGAAACCATTTGCGGAATTGGCATCGACAGCCGCATTCTCGAAACGTCGACAGGGTTCGCAGTTATCGAACCGGTCACCAGGTTAGTACAGAATCAGGTTCTGCTGATTTTGTCCGGCGGCCGGACTCAGTTTGCAAGGGTCATGGGGCGAGCGTTAATCACGGATGATGGCGAAGCGATCGAGGGGTCCGCGGCGGAAGAAGTGGAGGTGCTTGGGCGGGTAACGTTCTTCATCAACAGCGCGCTGCAGGATGACAGGGTGGTTTGATGGGGCAATGGGGCATGCTTGGGGCAAAAAATTAGCGCAAAACAACTCAAAACCTCGGAGGGTAGTGATTCATCTTGCGCTAATGCTTTGGTTTAAGCCTGCTTTCAACTTACCTCAACCTACATCCTCTTTGTAGTGCCGCAAATCATGGACTTCCAGCTTTACTCGCTGGGCGCAGCCTTAGTCTTTCACGAGATCTTCTTCCCGGAACAGTCGGCGGCGAT